ATGAGTAGGAACCACGATGCTCTTCGGAACTGAGTACACTAAGACGATCAAGGGTGTAGTGAGAACTAAATCTTTGTTCTATGAACTTAGCTACGATAACTTGCAGCATGTGATCTTCACACTCAAGGACGAAGATGTTGAGCATAACGGTAGAACCTATATGTCTCTGGCTAAACTCTACCGTAACCTGGTTCCACAAGATCCTACTGAGTACACTTTCGGTATGACTATCTTTGGTAACTGGCACGTATGGGAAGTTCTAAGAGAAGCTCCTCAGTTGAAACCTTACATCGCAAGATGGCGTAGAGAAGCTGAAGTCAAGATTAAGTCTGAAGCTATTTCAGCTATTGCAACTGAGATGAAGGAGGGTGGCCGTAGTTCCTTTACAGCAGCCAAGCTTCTCCTTGAGAGAGGTTGGATTGAGAAGGAAGCAGCCTCTAAGTCTAAGATGAAGTTGCAAGAGAAAGAAGAGCAGGACATGGACCGTGAGGCCATGAAGCTCTTAGGTGAAGAGGCTGAACGTCTCGGCTTAAACAAGTTAAACTAAGCACTACAATCCACCACTGGTAAAGGATTATATACTATGGCAAAGAAGCCAGACATTACAACTATTGCTTCAGGCTATTACAGTCGTCAGGCACTAAACAATAACTTTGAAGAATTACAAGATGCCTTTGATAACACACTAAGCCTTGATGGTTCGACCCCGAATGCTATGAAGGCGGACCTAGACCTTAACGGTAACGACATCCTTAATGCCGCAAGACTACATACAGACACACTAACTCTGGCTGGTTTTCTTATTGGTACTGACAGCTTACGTGCCGCAGGTGCTAGCCTATACACTGACGAGTACACTGGCGATGGTACAACCACAACCTATATTCTGACATACGATCCGTACATTAAACAAAACACCCAAGTCTATATTGATGGTGTGTACCAGAATAAGTCTGGGTACGTACTTTCAGGCAGAAGCTTGACGTTCTCTCAGGCACCTCCTGATAACTCCGAAATTGAAGTCAACATAGCTCGGTCTCTAGACTTTATCAATGGTGATGGTAATGTTATTGATGTGGGTCCTGTTGGTCCTACTGGCCCTCAAGGTCCTCAAGGACCCACAGGTCCTACTGGTCCTACAGGGGCTACAGGTCCTACTGGTCCTGAAGGTCCTACTGGTCCTCAAGGTCCTGAGGGTGAGGGTCTTACAGGTCCTGTTGGCCCTCAAGGTCTTACAGGTCCTACTGGTCCTGTTGGTCCTCAAGGTCCTCAAGGACCCGCAGGTCTTACAGGTGCTACTGGCCCTGAAGGTCCTATAGGTCTTACAGGTCCTGAAGGTCCTATTGGCCCTACTGGTCTTACTGGTCCTATAGGTCCTGAAGGTCCTATTGGTCCTGAAGGTCCTGTTGGCCCTGAGGGCGTTGCTTCTGTTGCTTTGTATTCTGACCAGTTTACTGGTGATGGCTCAAAAAGAGCCTACGGATTGACCTACAATCCACTTCTTAAAGAGAATACACTAGCCTATATTGATGGTGTGTACCAGAACAAAGCTGGCTACAGCCTCTTAAACAAAAACCTGACGTTTTCTGAGGCCCCTCCCCTTAACTCGGACATTGAGGTAATAACATTTACTTCAGTTGTACCGTAGCAAATCTTATAAACAAATAAAGGGGCATAACACTATGCTGCGTAGGAGAAAGAGATGACTATTAAACAACACGGCGGTGTCTTTGGTCGCAATCCAACATTCAACAATGTATCTGGAGAAAGTCTAACACTAGCTGACGGAACTGCTCTTTCTCGATATGAAGAGGGGACTTGGATTCCTGATCCTCAAGATAGTTCAGGTAACTCTGCCTCGGCTAGCAAGGCATTAGGCAACTATACCAGAATAGGTAACGTGGTTTTTGCAACAATTCTCTTGGAAAACATTGACACTACAGGATTAACTGCTGGTAATGACTTCCGTATCTATGGATTGCCTTTTACGGCTGCTTCACTTCCTCAGTCTCAAATATTTACAGGTGATGCTCGTATGAATGACGTAACATTCTCAGGCAATCCCAACTTGGCGATCCTAGATGATACAGACTTTATTCGCATTTCTGAAACAAGCTCTGGTTCTGCATCTGACTTTGTTGTTGTATCTGAAATAGCTTCAGGTACAGCCGATATTTACGGCACAATTACTTATATGGCTACGTAAAGGAAACTAGCATGGCACTCACAAAAGCAAATAACAGGATGATTGATGGGGCCATGGTCAATGTCCTTGACTATGGTGCTGTAGCAGATGGCGTTGATACTGGATCAGCTTTTACTGGCACAGATAACACTGCTGCGTTTCAGGCTGCATTAAATGCGGCTGGTGCTGCTGGTTCTGTTCTTTATGTTCCTGCTGGTAAGTATCGGTTTGCTGCCAACACAACTAACAATACTTCCAATCTAACTTTGAATAATAGTATTCATATTATTGAGGGTTATGGGGCAGAGCTTCTGATTGATGATGACGCAGGTACACACTACAGCTTGTTGGATTTTATCCGTACACCAAACCTAGATAGCAGCACTAACCTTGATGACCGTGAGTTGTTGCAGATCAACGGTGTTACATTTCGTGGTCGTTGGTCACACAGCAATTACTATGCTGGATCGAACGTATTAACGGTTCAGAACTTTGCTCGTATTGAATTGAATGATGTTAAAGCATACGACATCCCAGCTAAGTTTTCTCGTAGTCGTTATAATGGCGCATTGGTGATCAGTGGCTTTGAGGGCAAACGAATTGCATCTGACTGTATTCGTTTTGTTGACACACCTAATGTAGAGATTACAAACATTAACTTGTTTGAGATTGATGATGACTGCATTGCACTTCCTGTTTCAAATGCGGCACTATCAGATAGTCGTTCTCGTATTACAATTAGCAATGCCACAATCGAAAAGTGTGAAGGTATCTTGATCTTGGGTGCAAGGGTTGTAACCCTTAGCAACATTGCTATGCGACTTTGCATGGGTACTCAGATATATGTTGGCGGTAAAGTTGGCACGGAAGGTGTAGCTGCACCTCACAACCTTACACTGTCTAACATTACAATTACTGATCCTCTTAATCGTGCGGATGGTGGTTCTATTGGGTCTGCCCCAACAGCAATGCTGACAAGCCTACCTGCTGCTATCGTAGTAGCTGGTTTGCAACCTACTGATGGGACAAGTGCTGTTAAGCCTGAGTATTATGATAGTGCTACTGGTGCTTTTGTGACGCCTTACCAACTCGACACATCAAGCAATCCAATCATGTATAATTACGGAACAGCTAACACCTTAACGGGTGGCTATAACGTAGTGATTGATGGTTGTACTGTAATGAGAACATTACCTGCTGTTACTAATTATTCTGACTGGGGATTGGGTTTAGCTTTCAATCGTTATGGTCGATACGATCCAGCTGTTGCTTTGAGCAACTGGGCAGATAATGGTATCCAGCTAAACGGTAGCATTAAAAATGCTGTGGTTTCTGACTGCACAGTAATGGGTCTTACTGAGGGTGCTGGGGTCTACCTTAAAAGCCTTGCCGAAGATGCAGCAAGTCGCAACCGTGAGTTTGAAAACATCTTGATTGATGGTTGTTCTGTCCGTGACTGCAAGTACGGTGTTTCACATAGTGCGGATGCCGCAGGAAGTACATTCACATGGAGTGTTGTTGTTCGAGATTGTTCCTTTGATCTTGACCCCTTCCACACAGCATCTTCACGGCGAGCAGCTGGTGGTTGGCAGACAGGCATTAGTGTTTCTGATAGGCCAATAGGTATTTACTTCAGGCAGTGTTACGGTTGGAGTATTCATGGCTGTTCTTTTGCTAACTCCTATGACAGCATCTTGGCAAACTCAGATTACTTTGAGCAAGCAGATATAAAAGACAACATTCTTTTATGTGATCCAGTTGCGATTGGGTATAATAACAACAACTTAGGGATCGGTGATGTGCCTGCTGGTGGTGAAGCATTCAGGCATTATATAATTGATGGCGACCCAACATCTTCAACATACATGCAAATAACTACAATTCCTGTAGGGGAAGCAAACGCAATCCCTACGAGTGGGTCATATGTTAAAGGACACTTTGTTAAGAACACAAACCCAACAACAGGCAGTTCTAGAACAACTATTGGTTGGATGCGTCAAAGCACAGGCACAGGCCATACCGTAGCAACGACAACGACTGCTGATTGGGCACCGTTAGTTATTCCAACATCTTAATACCCTTAGAGGGTAAACAACTCTGAGTGAGTTCGCAATCTCACTATTAATCCAAGGAGATAAAAATGGCTAACGTAACTGCTGACATTACAGCCCAGAATACTTTCACTGATAAACTTCAGGTAGTGGGTCACTTCAACTTGTCTATCTCAGGAACATGGGATGCTACAGTCACTGTACAACGTAGCTGGGATGGTACTAACTGGTTTGATGTAGACACATTCACCAGCAACTACGAGGGGGTAGGCTTCGATGCTGAAGAAGTCTTCTACCGTGCAGGTGTCAAGACTGGCGACTTCACCTCAGGTACTGTAGCACTGCGTATCTCAGACAACCGTGACTTCGGAGCTAAAGACGTCTTCGTACAATAAAAATACTACTCTTGACTAACAAGGAAACACAATGTCTGATGAACAACGTTTAGAAAGAATTGAAACTAAACTTGACCAGATGTCTGAGGCCATTGTGTCTCTTGCTCGTATGGAAGAAAGGATGATTACTTTGTTTAATCGAATGGATGCCTACGATAAAAGACAGAATAGTATGGAAGAACGAGTAAGTATTGTTGAGAGTAATTCAGGAACTAACGGCCAGATGCTCAGGTTTGCTGAAAGGCTCTTCTGGATTGTAGCAGCTGGTATTGCAGCTATGTACTTTAAAGGATAACTTATAACAATGCGTACAATCACAGAGATCTTCGTTCACTGCTCAGCTACAAAGCCTAACTGGATGGCAGCTAATAGTTGCAAGCAGAAGGTGGAGGAGATCGACAGGTGGCACAAAGGTAATGGCTGGTCCGGAGGCATCGGCTATCACTTTGTAGTTGATCGCCAGGGTGACGTATGTGTAGGCAGACCAGTTGAGAAGGTTGGTGCTCACGTCAAGGGACACAACTCTAACAGCATTGGTATCTGTCTTGTAGGCGGCCACGGTGGTGCAGCTACAGATAAGTTCGAAGATCATTTCACTGATATGCAAAGAAAAGCATTAGATAAACTTCTAAGTGACTTGACCAAAGAACACAAAGATGCTAAAATACGTGGACACAATGAAGTAGCAGCTAAGGCTTGTCCATCGTTTACCGTAAAGGAATACTTAGATGGACGTGAAACCAAAGACGTACAAGAGGGAAGTAGCCTCTCTACTCCTAGTAGTTCTACTATCGTTGATCTGCTTGTGGGTGTTCTTCGGAAACTCCTTAGCAGGTGAAGCTGTAAAGGTTCTTAACCTACCTATCTTTACATTTGCTGGTGCTGCCTTTGGCATGGACTCAGTAGTTAAACAATGGAATATCAGTAATAAATGAATGTTACCTTAGATCAGATTAGGCTTGCAGCTGAGAGTGATCTAGCCACATTCATTAAGCTTATAGCACCTGAGCAGATACTAGGTCAAGCTCATGAGGACGTATGCTCTTGGTGGACTAGACCTAACTCTAAGACACACCAGCTCCTGCTGTTCCCTCGTGACCACGGTAAGTCTAGACTTGTAGCTTATCGTGCAGCATGGGAGCTAACTAAAGATCCTACACTGCGTATCCTCTACATCTCAGCTACAGCTAACCTTGCTGAGAAACAACTAGGCTTCATTAAGTCTATCCTTACCTCTGAGACATACCGCCGTTACTGGCCTGAGCATGTCAACAAAGAAGAAGGAAAGAGAACTAAGTGGACTAACTCAGAGATTATGTTAGACCACCCAGCCCGTAAGAAGGAGAACGTACGTGACCCATCCATCTTTACTGGTGGCCTTACTACCTCCCTTACTGGTATGCACTGCGACATTGCTGTGCTTGATGACGTTGTTGTTTATGAGAATGCTTACACAAATGAGGGCCGTGAGAAGGTTAAGAGCCAGTACTCACTCCTCTCCTCCATCGAAGGTGCCAACGCCAAGGAATGGATTGTAGGTACTCGTTATCACCCTTCTGACCTGTACAACGATCTGATGCAGATGACAGAGGATCAGTACGACAACGAAGGTAACAAGGTCTCAGAAGAACAGATCTACGAAGTGTTCGAGAGAGCAGTAGAGGATCGGGGTGATGGGACTGGTGAGTTCCTGTGGCCTCAGCAGCAACGTAAGGACGGTAAGTTCTTTGGCTTTACAATGCAGATCCTAGCTAAGAAACGTGGACAGTACTTAGACAAGTCTCAGTTTAGAGCACAGTACTACAACGATCCTAGTGACCCTGACAACGTACCAGTTGATCGTACTAAGTTCCAGTACTACGAACGTAAGCATCTCACACAAGAGAATGGCTTCTGGTTCTACAAAGATCGTAAGCTTAATGTTGTAGCATCTATTGACTTTGCATTTAGTTTATCTAAGAAGGCCGACTACACAGCTATTGTTGTAGTAGGTGTAGACCACATGAATAACATCTACGTACTCGACATTGATCGTTTCCGTACTGACCGTATCTCAGAATACTTCGACCACATCTTTCAGCTGTCAGCTAAGTGGTCCTTCCGTAAGATGAGAGCAGAAGTTACAGTAGCTCAACAGGCTATCGTTAAGCAACTCAAAGAACTAATCAAGCAGCATGGCCTAGCTATCAGCATTGATGAGTACAGACCTAACAAACACCAAGGTAACAAAGAGGAACGAATTGCCTCTACCCTTGAGCCACGTTATGATAACCTTCAGATCTGGCACTATAGAGGTGGTAACATTCAGACTCTTGAAGAAGAGTTGTCAATGAGACACCCACCCCATGACGATATTAAAGATGCTCTTGCTTCAGCTATCGACATTGCAGTCAAACCTTCACAGCATGTCAGACGAACCAACAACACTAATATCGTATGGGCTAACAGTAGATTCCGAGGAGCAAGCTAAATGGCTGGCACAACTATCGAACTAAAATCTTTGCTTGGTCCTGACCAGATGGCTGTGGAGATTGCTACTCGTTGGCAGGATTGGTCTAACCTTCGTCAGAAGAAGGTAGACGAGTGGAAAGAACTCCGTAACTATCTGTACGCCACTGACACACGGACAACAAAGAATGCTATGTTGCCTTGGTCTAACAGCACCACTACACCTAAGCTGACACAGATCATGGACAACCTTCATGCTAACTACTTTGCTACGTTGTTCCCACAGCAGAAGTGGATGCGGTTTGAGGCTGACACAAAAGATAGTAACGTCAAAGCTAAACGTGATGTGATCCAAGCCTACATGAACAACAAGGTTCGTCAGTCTGACTTCACTAACATTGCTTCTGATCTGTTGTATGACTACATCCAGTACGGTAACTGCTTTGCTACTGTGACTTGGGAAGACTCCTATCAGGTTAAAGAAGCTGGTGATCTAGTTGTAAACTACGTTGGACCTAAGGTTGTACGTATCTCTCCATTCGATCTAGCCTTCAATCCTACAGCATCTAGCTTTGCTAAGTCTCCTAAGATCATCAAGTCTATCAAGACGCTTGGTGAGATTCGTCGTATGATTGATGAAGATCCATCTAACTCCCACTTGGAAGCTATCTTCAACAAGATGATTGGTGCTCGTGCATCCATCCGTGGCTCTGATGATAACTACAAGGCTGATGGTTTTATTGCTGATGGCTTCTCGTCCATTCAACAGTACTACGAGTCTGACTATGTAGAGATCCTCACCTTCTACGGTGACTTCTATGATGCGTCTACAGGTAAGCTGCACAGTGATCGTGTCATTACAGTTGTTGACCGTGCCTACGTACTGGCTAACGAAGAGAACCCTAGCTGGTTGGGTAGTGCTCCTATCTTCCATGCTGGCTGGCGTCCACGTCCTGACAACCTCTATGCGATGGGTCCACTGGATAACCTCGTAGGTATGCAGTACCGTATCGACCACCTTGAGAACCTTAAGGCTGATGTGTTCGACCAGATCGCATACCCTATGCTCAAGATCCGTGGTGATGTAGAAGACTTTGACTTCCAGCCTGGTGGCCGTATCTATATCGGTGAAGAGGGTGACGTAGGCTACATGGCACCTGATGCCACAGCCTTGCAAGCAGACCTGCAAATTAGGCTGCTGGAAGACAAGATGGAAGAGATGGCTGGTGCACCTAAGCAAGCTATGGGTATCCGTACTGCTGGCGAGAAGACAGCCTTTGAGGTACAGTCCCTACAGAATGCTGCCTCACGTATCTTCGAACACAAGACTGCCCACTTCGAGAGAGTATTCCTTGAGCCTATCTTGAATGCAATGCTTGAAGTTAGTCGTCGTAACATGAACATGTCTGACACCATCCGAGTTATGGATGATGCTACAGGTGCTGTGTTGTTCCGTACAATCACCAAGGATGACATCACAGCCAAAGGTAAGATCGTTCCTGTAGGTGCTCGTCACTTTGCTGAACGTGCTCGTCGTGTACAGAACCTTACACAGTTGTATCAGATCAAACTTGCTGATCCTTCTGTAGCAGCTCACATGTCAGGTAAAGAGTTTGCTCGTATC